TGCAACTGTAAATGAAGCAGAACCTCTAGCACCGTCTGATACCGTTCCTAAAGAACCAGCCGCTGTACTGAATACTGGTGATTGGTCAACATTAATTTGATTTTCTAAAGTTGAAGCTAAACCTGAACCAGCAGTTACTCTTACATCATAAGGTTCACCTGAACCTGGTACACTTGATTTAGCAACTACGCCAGTAATTTGTGTATCACTATCTGCTGTTACAGTATCAAATGCAACAGATGTTCCTGAAGTATTAATTAAATTTGCACTTGCACCCGTGAAACCTGAACCTGTAATAACAAAAGTATAATTGCCTGTGCCGTCACCTGATATTGCGTTTGTAGGAGATACACTTGAAACTGTTGGAAAATTTAATAGATTGTTTTGTGTGATTTTTCTTAATACACCAGCAGAACTATCGTAGATTAAAACAAAATCTCCTGTAGCCGCACCACTTGATAACTCGGTAGTACCGTCAATATCTACAGCTAATGTTGAACTTGATTTTGATAAACCATCTCCTGCTTGAGCAGTTAGGTTTGAAACTTGAATTTTCTTTAATGCACCTGCGCTAGTATCATGCACTAATACAGTATCAGAATTATTAGCCGCTTCAGCTAACTCTGTATTGCCTGTCAGGATGTCAGCGTCTAGGTTTGAACTTTTAATTTTTTGTACCATTGTTATCCTCTATTTATTACAGTTCCTTAATCAATATGTTATCTGCCGACACAGGAGCAGTTCCAAAAGTTAATGTGGTTCCCGAAACTGTATAGTCCGTAGTTGGCCTTTGGAAAACACCATTTAAAAATACTAAAACATTATCTACTGTTTGTCCGTTTGTTATTGTAAATGCAACAGTTGAACCATCACCTGTATATGCTCTTGTGTTGCACGATAATTGGCCAATGCCAATTGTTTTATTTGTTAGAGTTTGCGTTGCAATCTCTGAAACTAAAGTTGAGTTACCGCCTTGTGGTAACAACATAGTGTTTGTTATACTAGCACTATGAGGTTGAGGTTTAATTGTTTGACCATGTGAGTTAGCATGGCAATTTAATTTAATTTGGCCTTCAACGGAAGAACCATCACCTCTAAATTCTGTTATATTTGTAGCACTATCTACTAATAAATTACCAGAAGCATTTGTAAGTGTTTCTGTTTGAACACTTGTTAAACCTGTTATAGTAGTATTTAGTGTTACATTAATTGAATCACCAGATACCGTAGATGTTAAATTGGCACCACCAGTAATTGATAGTCTTTCACCATATGATATTGTTGATTCTGTTGAAGACTCATCAACAATTGTTAACACAGTAGAACTTAAATTTGAACCATCTGAACTAAATGTATTATATAATTCAGAAAAATTATCGTTAACTATCTGGCCACCAGCTCTAATAGTAGAACCTGTACCGTCATCTGCTGTAGAACCTACATTTATTGTTTGTTTTGCCATGTTACTCTCTTAATTTCCCTAATATTTATACAAGTTAAACCATTATACTTCGTCAAAAATTAAAAATAAGTCAAACTACTATACTTGGTCAAAAGTTAATGAAGATGTATCAAAAGTTATATCTGTCTGGTCAAATGATTGAGCAGGCGCTGTAACTATTATTTCTGTTGGTATTGTTATAGGCTGCTTCATTTGTGATATATTATATTCAGCTAATTGAAATCTCTCACCATCAACATCTGTACTACTAAAACCTGTAATTCTGTGTTCAGCCCAATTGACCATTTTCATTGGAGAAATATAATTATTAGTACCATTTATACTGCCTGCTATAGCCGTTGTTTGAGCCTTCGTGTGTGTTCCAGAATACATATTGCTTGAACTAAAAGGATTAGTGTACATATCTAAACTTTTCATAGTAGGTCCGCCATATGCAAAACCTCTTAAATAACTATCACCTCTGGATGTGATATTATATAGTGTACTTCTTTGACTTAATAATACCGTCATATGTCTTCTCAAAGTTACATCTCTAGTATTTTGTGGAAAATGTTCGATTGTACTGTCATCAAAATCTGGATCCACACCTAATTCTGGATTAGCTCTTTGAGTGGTGCCATCATCTGTTGTTCCTAATCTTCTACCAAATATAGTAGAGAACAGTTGACCGATAACTCCGAAGATTGGACTTTCTTCAATGCCTGATATGATACCTTCTACTGGTTGTGAAATCTGAGCACTAATTCTACTTTCAATGTTAACTTGTCCTGTAAAATAAAAACCTGCTGTGTGCATAGTCTTTTTAAATGAATCTCTCCAGTCATTAATAACTCGACCAACTTTGATAACATAAGAAAAGTCCTGATAGTATAAACTATCTTGTATTCTCATTGCGTCATCTGATAAATGTCCGTCTTCATTTACATAGGTACCTGCCGTGTCAGCAATTGCAACAACATTTACTGTAGCTGTAGGTTGGTCAACTTTTGCAATTGTAGCAGTAGCGCCATTACTTAAAGTTATTACTCTACCTGCTTGAAAAATACCAGAAGCTGAAGTAAATTTTAAAATCTGTCTTGTTGAATCAAACACACCTGTTGTTGCTGTAATAGTAGAACTCGAAGAGTCAACCGAAGTAGCTGTCAAGTCTGCAACAAAAGAACCTGAAATATCTTTTAGTATCATATAACCAGGAATAGATAAAGTTGGTGGAGATGGCGACTGATTATATTCAGCACCAGGCTCAACAATTTTTAAACTTAAAACTTTTCCTATTTCATCACCATGAGCAAACACAGAAGCATTTTCACCAGTAGATGAACTTATAGTTATAATAGGAGTTTTTACATAGTTTGAACCAGGATTAATAATTCTAATATCTGTAATTTCACCATTGCCGGTTCCACTCTCTTGTACAACTTTATTTCCTGTATAAGGGTCGCCAATTACTGTAGCGTCTTCTAATATAATATGGTCTTCGGTACTATTCTCAACCTGAAGTCCGCCGTTTACAATTGATACGGCTGCTGTTGCACCACCGCCACTTGTATTTGCATTATTAAATACTATACTGTCGCCTATTTGATAACTATTACCACCATTATCAATAATAAAATCAGTTATACCACCATTACCAACACCCTCAACTGTAATTAAAGAACCTGTACCACCACCTGTAACTGTAACAGTATCATTTTCATTACTGTAGATACCGTCATTTGAAATTGTAACTGTTCCTGGAATACCTGTTGTCTGTGCTTTAATAAATGTTGAAGCTGTGTCTGATTCTGTTCCTCTTATTTCTTCACCTGTTACAAAAGTACCTACAATAGTATCTTCATTTAAAGTAAACTCTGTTACTTCATTTGCACCAATTTGAAATTTAGATACTGCTTCAACAAGTGCTGTTGCACCTGAAGTTTGACCTGTTATTGAACGACCAATTAATAAAGAAGTATCGCCAGTTAGATTAATACTTTGTATTGTTCTTAATACTTTATTTGTTGTCCATTTACCATCAGATACACGCAACATGTTTTCCCTAGGATAAATTGTTTCTGAAGTAAGACCAAATAACATTCTAAAAAATATTTCATGCCCTCTACTAGTACCTTTAGCTCTGTAAACAGATTTAATATTTTTAATTAAATTTCTTTTGTCGAGGCCTGCGTCTAAATTTTCTGGAATAGTATTTAAAAATTCATTTCTAAATTTAGTTAAAAAGTTAGAAACAACTTTATCAGGATCCCTAAATTGTAATAACTCTTGTATTGTATTAACAGGATTTGATTTGTAATCACCTAAAACGGCTTGTGCATTTGAATTAGCACCTACTAATAATTCACCTTCAATAAATTTATTTTGTGCTGAAATATAAAGCTTGCCATTTACTAAATCTTCCTTTAGAATAACGGATGTTGCTTTTGAGGTTTGACCTGTTATAGTTTCTCCTCTAGTAAACTTACCGTAAGTAGAACTTTCTAATATAACTTTGTCACCACTATCAAGCTGTGTTCTATCAGAGTCTAAACGAGAAGCGTCTAAAAGAAGTGTACTTGTATCAGTATTGATTTCTGATTCTAATTGTAAACCATCTGTTGATTGTACACTTGTAACTGAAATTTCTGCTGATTCTAAAAATGTATAATATGCTTTTAAAAATTCAACAAATTTAGGGTGGTCAGATAATACAAATTCTGGTACCTGACTGTTTATTAGATTGGATATTTTGTCAGTAAATTTTGCCATTTACTAATCCTTAATAACTACTTGTTGTCGTATAACCTACACCTGCGTCAGCAGAACCACCAACAAATGTGTCTGCTTCAACTGCTATTGTTGAGTTAGCCGTATCTATGTTTAAAATTTGGTCTCTAACAGGAACAACATCATTCGAACTAGGTGTTACTGTTAATTCAATTACACTAGAAGCTGCGCCTCTAATATTTTCTACAACTGATACATTTAATGAGTTAATTGTAACTTGACCGGTTGCATAGTTAATCGTACCTTGTGTACTATTAGCATAAACTCTTGTTGAACCTGATAAACTATATCGTCTAACATTTCCTTGACCATCATCATCTAAAAAGAAAATAGTAGATGTATCGCCATCAATTTTAAAACCTGTTGATGTTAAAATACCACCAGCGCTTGCGTTATGGCCTGAATGAGGATTATATAATGAGTTTCTATAGTAAACATCATATCTTGTTGAAACGCCAATTGTAGGAGTAAATTCTTTTCTAATTTTTAATGTTGTAATATTTGAAACAATACTTGTATCTGTATTATCAATTAAACCAATAATTTTTGAATATCTGAATACACCATCAAATTGATTTAATGTATTTGTATTATAATTAGATAGTGTAGAAATTATATTTGCTTTTAAAGTATCAGATGTTTTAGCTGTTGTTTGTTCATTATACTTAACATTTGAAGTTAATAAAATAGATGTAGTTTCTGGATCCACAATTTCTGGTCTTACTGATACCACATTGTATTTTCTTAATTGCAATTTAATTGTTTCTTTTGTAGATGTAGTTAGTACCGAACCTGAAATAGGTTTGATTGCAATTTTAACCACACCATATTGTGGTGTTTCATCATCTTCACCACCCCAAGCACTTACTGATTGTGCATTTGGATAAACCGATTTAACAATTGTTTCATAATCTTTAGAAGTTACAGCTCTGTCTTGTGCTGTGTATTGTAAAGGTGCATTATATCTAATTGATTCTTTTGTTTGTGCCTCTGAACCATTAGCTGCATTTGATGTGGTTGCAATTGTAACATTTGAAAAACCATCTATGTCGCCAGACAAAGCAAATGAACTTGCGCCGTTAGCTTCAGTTTTATTTGTTACAATATATTCTAATATAACAATGTTGCCGTCTGATAATGATTTTCCTAAAATACCGTCACCAAAATAAACTTCGAATTTACCTTCTTCATTTTCTTGTAAGAAATAAACTTTTGAAGCGTCTGTTAAATTTGTAAAACCTGTTGCAAGTGTATAGACATTTTGTGTACTATCACTTGAAGAATTTTGTATTGTTACTTTTAATGTAATCGTGTCAGCATTAGGACTTGGAATAATAAATTTTTGGTCAGGATCCGAACTGTCTTTTGTATATTTAAAAGTTACTAATGTGCCTTCATAAATTTTTACGCCTGCAAACTGATAAACACCAGAATTAGGTTGAACTGTATAAGATTGATTTGTTACAAATTGATAAGATTGTCCATCAACCGAAGTTGTGAAAACTGTTCCTTTATCCATTGTAAGTGATGTTGTAGTGTTTGGAACATTATTAACTTTTACAGTTAACTCTGCGTTTGAAGCTCTACATGATGTTGGTGTATAACCAATCATCTTTGCTAATGATACAATATTTTTTCTTATGTCTGCTGAGTCTAGGTACATCTCATTTGCTAACATGTTAGCATTGAAACCTAGATAATGTGTATTGTAAGCTAGAACATCTAAAAGAACGGCAAAACCAGAACCTTCAAAATCATAATCCTGAAATTCGGATTGGCCTTGCATGAAAGATTTTAAATTAGTTTTTATATTATCAAAATCTAATTCTGATACTGTTAATTTATTTGAAGCCATTTATTTACCTAATTCTTTGTAGTGTTGTTGTAACTGAAACTGGATTTGGCAAGTTTAAAACATAAAAGTTTACTTCTACATTTATTCCGTTTCTGTCTTGTTGTTCATTTACTGCAATTGAGGATATATTTGCTCTTGGTTCATAATTCACCAAAACCTCCTCAATCTTTCTTCTTATGAATATGCCTGTCATAGGTGTAAAGTTTTCAAATAGTAAATCTCTTACACCACAACCTAATTCAGGATGAAAAGGCCTTTCATAAAATTGTGTGTTAACTAAATTTCTAACACTTCTTTTAACAGCATTTACATCTTCGATTTTTACAACATCATTTGTTACAGGATGTCGTGTAAAATCAAGGTCAAGGTCTTTATAAGTCCTTACTGCCTTTTTACTTTTGTTTGTGCTTGAAGCGTCATAGTTTGCCATATCGCTAATATTTATAACA